AATATGTTGCTTATAATTATTTGGAAAAAGTTTGGTATTATGGAACATTAGCAAGAGACGCATGGATTGACAGAGGTATAAGAAATCTGCCACAAGCTACTGGCAATCAGTATCTTTACAATCATGAAGTAGGTTTTGATGATGATGGATCTGCCATGACATCGTTTATAGAATCTTCAGCCATTGATATAGGAGATGGTGATAAGTTCTTGTTTTTAAAACAAGTTATTCCAGACATTACATTCAATGGATCAACAAGTCTTAATCCAGATGTTGCGTTTACAATGAAATCAAGAAACAATCCTGGTGCTAATTTTAACGAGACAACTCAAGCCACTACACAAAGAACTGCAACTAGTCCAGTAGAGCAATTTACAGAAAAATTAAATTATCGTTTACGAGGTAGATCTTTTGCTTTAAGAATTGATTCCACATCACTGGGAACAAAATATAAATTAGGCACACCTAGAGTAGATATAAGAGAGGATGGTAGACGCTAATGCTTATAACCAGTATTCCTCAATATATTCAAGGTGTTACAAACGCAAAGTTAGATCTTACCACAACCAATCTTACAACTTTGTTTACAGTTCCTAGTGATGCCGACTTTAATGCAGCCGTGGTTAATTCTATAATAGTATCAAATCAATCTCCTAACGCAGATACCATAACGGTGAATTTAACCGATACGGCAGGTGCTGTCTTTAGTCTCTTTAACCTTAAATCTGTAGGAGCTAACACAACTGTAGAACTACTTACAAAAGATTTAATACTACAGAGTGGAGAGATATTAAAAGTACAAGCTGCAACTGCAAATAGACTACATGTTGTGGCTAGTATTCAAGAATTATCTAAAACAAGAGTAACAACAAGTGCGATATCAAGGATATAGTATTGTACAAACTTTTAAAATAGGGTAAACTTTGAAACATGGACCAAGCTCTTAAAAAAGAAGACATACCAGCGGGCGGTATTGCAGACTTTGTAATGACTGATGAGCAGATAGAGCTTTTAGAAGTTGAAGAGCTCAAAGAACAGTATGGTACAGGCGGTATTGCGCAGTTTTCTGACGTTGGTAAAAAGATGGCTAACTTTGGTCGATACGGTGATGACACTGTGGCTCACGTTGAAACAGGCGAGCTCATCGTCCCACGGGCCTTGATTGATAAAAGCCCTGCCCTGAAAGAAAGCATATTTCAACATTTAAGAGAGCTAGGAGTAGAGGACCCTGAGAGATATGTAGTGGGTTCACAAGAAAACAGTATTAACCCAACAACGGGGTTACCAGAGTTTTTTTTAAAAAAATTATTTAAGAAGGTAAGCAGAGGCGTAAGTAGTATTGCCAAAAGTGTAGGTAAGGCTTTGAAGAAAGCTGCGCCTGTTATTTTACCCCTTGCTTTAGCGGCCACACCATTAGGCCCTATATATGGAGCTGCATTAGGTTCTGGTATAGGAACACTTATAAGTGGTGGTAGCACAGAAGATGCACTTAGAAATGCCTTTTTAGCTGGCGCTAGTGGAGCTGTGTATTCTGGTATTACTGGGGGCACCGCAGGTATTAGCCAAGCTTTTGCAGATCCCGCAGGCAGGTTCGGACAAACTGCCGCTGGAATAGGTCAAGGTAACTTTTTTGGAAGTTATCGAGCTCCAACCTCAGATTTAGCATTAAGTTCTTCTGGATCAGGAGTTAAAAAAGCTAAATTTATAGATATGACTGATCCTTCAGGAGAGGCCGTGCTTTTGGATGAAAATAAAATACCTATAAAACCTCAAGATAGTATTTTACAAGCCGCAGCAAAAACAGAAAAAGATATTCTTCTTAAACCTAATTTAAGTTTAAGTGCAGAAGTTCCTAGAGTAGGACCCTTAGACAGTTTAAAACAAGGTGAGTATTTTGATGCCTTTACAGGTGGACGAACTGTAACAGCCGCAGATGTTTTAAAAGCAAACAACATAGATATAACAAAACTTAGCACGGACAGCGCTCTATACAAAGAAGCTGTTAAAAAAGCAGCTGAGTTAAGTCCTGGATTTATGGGAACTTACGGACCTAGTCTAGCTCTGGCGGGCACGGTGGGTGCAGCCACAGGATTTTTTGATGCCCCTGAGCAGGAAGAATTAGAGCCAGCAAGAACAGGATTAGATGTTTATCAAGAAGATCCTGATAAATATAAAGTAGGAGATGTAACAGTAAGAGGGGCTCAAGGTCCCTTTACAAGAGATACTTCTTTTGGTTTTCAATATAATCCATATGTTTTTCCAAAAAATCCTTTTGATCCACCCGTGTTTACACAGAAAGTAGCTGAAGGTGGAGAGATATTTCCTAGAAGAACAGGCGGCATAATGCCTGATGAGGGTATACCTAACGAAGATAGTGTAAGAGCTATGTTAATGCCTGGAGAGTTTGTGATGACTACAGATGCTGTTAAAGGTTTAGGAAATGGAAACCTTAACAAAGGCATAAATAACATGTATAGTGTTATGAGAAACTTAGAGCAACGTGGAAGGGCGATGGCATAATGGCAACAGAAACCATCATACAACAGGTTGGTGAAACTCCTGAAATAGAAGCGTATCGTATTGGATTACTAGAGTCTGCTAAAGAACTGGCAGATAAACCTGTAGGTGTTCCTGTTCTTGGTGAAGATGGTAAACCCGTACTTGATGCAGATGGCAACCCTGTACTTCAACTACCTACACAACAGGTTGCAGGGCTCACGGGTCTTCAAGAGGCCGCAGCCAAACAAGCTAGAGAAGGGCTTGGATCGTTTATGCCTTTTCTTGAACAGGCAGGACAAACAGTAGGAGGTGCTGGACGAACATTAGGCGGTGTTGAGGCTGCTTTAAGAGCTGGTGCTGGTCCTGTTACTCAAGAAATGATCACTAGAAACATGAACCCCTTTCAACAGGCTGTAGCAGATGAAATCAATAGATCTTTCGATATGCAATATAACAGAGCAATGGCGGGTGCAGTTGGTTCAGGAGCTTTTGGAGGATCACGAGCTCAAATAGCACAATCTGAAATAGACAGAAACAGAGCGGCTGCTTTAGCTCAAGCGCAAGCTCAAAACTTTTTACAAGCTCAAGGTGCGGCTGAAAGAGAATTAGCAAGACAAACACAGCTCGGACAAGGCATAGCTGGACTTGCAGGTCAACAAAGTCAACTTGGTTTGAGACAAGCGGCTCTTGGAGAGACTATGCAAGGTCTAGGACAAAGAGATGTTGAAGGAGCCTTCAAGATAGGTCAATTACTACAAGCTCAGGATCAAGCTGAATTAGAGGCTGGAAGACAAAGTAATTTAGCTCAATTATATGAACCTTTTCAAAGATTAGGATTTTTATCTGATATATATAGTAAAACGCCTACGACACAACAAACTATAACACAATCCACATCACCTAATGTGTCACCGTTTCAACAGTATCTAGGACTAGGTATTGCTGGTTTAGCGGCAGGTGCTGGAGCAAGACAAGCGGGGTTATTCGGATAATGAATAGAAGCGTAATGCAACGGCAAATGTTCCGAGAAGGTGGAGCAGCCGTGCCTAATGAATTTAAGGGTTTTTCTAAATTGCCTGAAGAAGTGCAAATGAAGATGAACCCAGATCTAGCTAAAAAATATGAGGAGGGTGGCAGCGTACCTGCGGGCGGTATCATGGCCTCTTCTGCAGTAGATCCAAACATAGTTGGAAACATGGTAGGTCAAGCTAGTCAGGCAGGATTTAGTGACCCAGAAATGGCACCTAACTTTGAGGCCATGATGGATAGCGTTACTGGAGACGAGAAAAGCACAGAAGAGAGAAGAGGTGATTTGGCAACAATAGTTGGGCAAGAAGATGCAAATCAAACGCCAGAGAGTGTTTTAACTTTGGTCACGCCAGTTGTTGAATTAGCTTTAGTTGATCAGGGCATAGGACCAATGGCTCAAGAACAGATGAATACTCCCATAGAAGGCGATATGGGCAGAGGCATTATGTCAATGGCGGCTAGCGGAAATATGGGGGTTGGTAACGAGCCACCCGTAAATTTTAAGTTAGGCGGCGAAGTTCGCCGCCGAGGTGATGAAGATCCAGTTCCTGTTTTTGAAGAAGGCGGGCCTGTAAAGGTTGGAGGCATCACACCTCTAACTAGCTTTGCTGATATTACTACTGGTATAGAAACCGACTATAAAAAGCTTTTGCCTTTGTTTCAAAAGAACATGCAATTTACAGATCCTGATACTAGAAAAAAACAGCTACAGTCTCAAATTTTGTTTGATATAGCTAACACAGCTCTTGCTTTTGCCAGTCCTATGGAAGGTGAGAAAGCTGGGTTAAGCCCTGCCCAACGATTAGCTATGGCTGCAGAGAGAACTAAATTATTTCCAACTATTGCCGCTAGATCTGCGCAAGCTATAAAAGAAAAAGCAGCCGAAGAACAAGCCCCTAAAGCAGCGGCCTTAACTTTGGCTGGACAGTTAGGTGCTAAAAAACTTGAAGCAACAGTAGGTGAAAGAAAAACTATGCTTGCAGGAGGCATAGATTTAGCAAAAACTCAATTTGTAGAGGCAAAAAAAGATAATCGTCAAGTAAATAGTAATATAGCTAAATTAAATTTAGAGCAGTTTAAAGCTAACTTAGTAAAGGAAAGAGATGCTATCTTAGCTAGTAACGATGCCAACAAAGTAAAAAAAGCAAATGAATTTACGTTATTATTAAAAGACTTAGATGCAGAAATAGCAGCTGCCTCTCAGGACGCGGCCCACGAAAAAGAAATAGAAAAGATTAATTTAAATTTTAAAAACAAAAAAATAGAAATGGGTATAGCTCAAGGCTATGATATTGATAAGTTAGAATTAAAACAGGGACATGAAGTAGCTAACATAGCAACTAAACACGCTAACGCTTTGATATTACAAAAAGATAAACAAACTTTTGATAAATCACAGCTTGAGACACAAATCAAATCATCTGAGTTCATAGCAGAGCAAAATAATTCTACAAAGGTAGCTATTAACGACAACAACTTGGTTTTCAAGAGGGAGCGATTAGCTTTTGATAAAAAAAGAGAAGCTAATTTAGTTGAGTTTAGAAAAGTAAGTAACAATATCAAGAAGTCTCAAATACAAATAAATGCAGGTCAACTTGCTTTAAATAGAACAACAGAAGCTAGAAAAAAAGCAGAAAATGCTAGAGAGCTACTATTAAAAGAAAACAAGTTTGAAGAAGCTAAAGCACAAAATGATATAATAAATGCTTTTAAAGAAAGAGAAACTTTACTAAAAGAAAGACAACAACAATTAGATCAAATTCAACGATTTATAGATAATGCTTTAGATAAAGACAAATTTGCTTTTCAAAAAGAAAAAGTAGCATTAGAAAACTCTTTTAAACAACAAGACTTGATGTTTAGAAAGCAAGTACAACAAGATTTAATTTTTTACAGAAAAGAAATGACACGACTAGACCAAGAAAGAATAGATAATGATAAAGCTTTTAATTTACTTGATATATCATATAAAAATAAGAAGATAGCTCTAGAAAAATTAGCTTTGACTAACTCAGAGTTTGGTAAAAATATTGATGGTGTGTACACCAGAGTGCTTAACAATGCTTCAAACTTGAAAAAATTTGCAGATGGTACTTTAGATGAGAATACCTCTTTGATGATGGCCAATGCCATATCTTATTTCAACCAGTCAAAGACTACTTTTAATCAAGAAGCTGGTAGATATGTTACAAGACCACCACAATCATTAAGTCCAGCTGTTGTTTCTGCTATTGAAAAGAGAATAGAGAATGGCTTTACAGACGTAAGTCTACCTATAAAAGTAGAAACAAATGCTATAAAAGACAGTTACATACTTCCTGATGGTAAAGTAGATTTTGACAAAATAAGTGATGAAGTAACAACTAGTTTGATGAAAGAGAATATAAATCCTGACGCAGCGGGTGGTATAGACATAGCCGTGTCTAAATTATTTTTACCGCTTGCAGGAGCACTGCAGTCTGCAGGTTTCAAAGACACAGGGTTTTTTACACAAGATCAAGCTGAAGTTAAAAAAGCTCAAAAAGCATTTCAAGCCTTGAACGTACAAGTTAATTCTTTAGCAAGAGAAACAGTAACGGGTAGATTATTTAAAGAGGATGCTAAAAATTTAAGAAACTTTACTAAAGTATTAGAGGGTGGCGTTTTTCAAAATGACGTTACTTTATATGATGGTATGGTGGGCCTTAGAGATTTTGTTGCGTCTAAATATAAATTAGCTGTAGGCATTATGAATAATCCTACTGATTTTAGCCAAAAACAAATTGAAGAGGCACGAAAAGAATCTAAAGAAATATTACAAGTTATTTCTGAATTACAAACAGGTATATTATTGTTTGAGA